TCCGCAATCTTCAGAGTATTGGACGAGTTCTTAGAAAAGGAAAGGACAAGGTAAAAGCAACGTTGTACGACATCTCTGATGACTGTTCCACTAAATCAAGACGTAATTACACACTTAATCATTTCATAGAAAGAATTAAAACCTATAATGAAGAAAACTTTAACTATGAGATAATCACTATTCAACTAAAAGTATGATAGAAGAAGATTTTTACTGCACACTCAAATTAAAATCAGGTGAAGAGATTTTTGCTAAGGTTGCTGCATCTGATGAAGATGACAGAACAATGTTATTGGTGTCCAATCCAATCATTGTTTCTGAAGTCAAAGGTAAAGCAGGAACAATGGGGTATCGTGTAGAACCCTGGTTAAAGACTACTACAGAAGACATGTTCATTATCAATATGGATAATGTTCTTACGATGACTGAATCATCTGATATTGAGATGATTGTTATGTATCAGAATTATGTACGTCAAGCAAATAAAGGTGGTGGTCCTAGTGACGGAGACAACAATTCCAAACTCAATAGAAGAATGGGATATCTAGGAAACACTAGAGATGTCAAAGAGATCTTAGAGAAGATCTTTAAGAGTAGCTAATATATTTCTTATCAACCTCCACAAAGGTAATTGTACACATTATTCGATACCTTGTCAAGTGTATCAATAGATGATATAATTCATACATATTATGAGATAAACTTATGATACAACCAGGTATGACCAGAAGAAAAAGGTCTGAGCATTATGTGAACAACAAAGAATTGCTCGCTGCTCTTGTCAGTTATCGTAGTGAAGTTGAGAGAACTTTCCTTGTGAAGTACGGTAGAGAACCTACGAAACAGGATAGATCCCAACATTGGGACACTAAACCACCCATTCCACGCTACATCGGTGAATGTTTCTTAAAGATTGCAAATCATTTGTCCTTTAAGCCAAACTTTGTCAACTACATGTTTAAGGAGGATATGATCTCTGACGGTATTGAGAACTGTGTCCAATACATACATAACTTTAACCCAGAGAAATCCCAGAATCCTTTTGCGTATTTCACTCAGATTATTCATTACGCTTTTCTGCGTCGTATTCAGCGAGAGAAAAGACAACTAGAAATCAAAAACAAAATTATTGAGAGATCTGGTTACAGCGAAGTGTTTGATGATAACAACACCCTTGACGGATCTAACTACTCCGAGTACAATAGCATCAAAGATGCAGTGCATTCCAAACTTCGTAATTGATGAAAGTTGCAATTATTACCGATCAACACTTTGGTGCTCGCAAAAACTCCAAGTTATTTCACGACTACTTCCTAAAGTTTTACAATGATGTCTTTTTCCCCTACCTGGAGGAGAATGGCATCTCTGTAATTGTTGATATGGGTGATACTTTTGATAGTAGGAAAGGTATTGACTTTTCTGCACTATCATGGGCAAAGGATAATTACTACGATAAACTAAGTGACATGGGTGTCACTGTTCACACTATCGTTGGTAATCACACGGCATACTATAAAAACACAAATGATGTCAATGCTGTTGACCTTCTGCTTCGTGAGTATGATAACGTAACCGTATATTCAGAAGCAACAGAGGTCAATCTGGAT